TGCTTCTGCAACTGCATCAGCAAGTGTTCCGTTATGCTTAATGATTCCTTGGAATGCATCAGTACCAGCATAGAACTTAAGGTTAGACTTAAGTGCACGGTACTTACGTGGCATTGCCAAGATAATATTCTGCATAACATCAGTTGTCCACTGATTATTATCAACTGTTACGATTGATTCATGTGCTCCTGAACCAGAAAGCTTGGTCTTGTAAACAAAGCCTTCCATGATTGAAAGGAATGCACCTGTATCACCATCACCGTTAATCGCAAGATCTTCAATGTCATTAGCAAATGCATTTGTCATCAAACGAACGATATGGTCCTCAAGAGCACCTCCTTCAATATTGTCTTCAAGGGCTTCAGTTGAAACTTCCCAATCAAGACGAATCTTCTTGGTAGTAAGTTCAACCTTTGTGAATGTTGCTCCAGCATTTGTATAAGTATAGTCAGCTTGTGCTGCTGCACGAATTACACGCTCTCCAACATTAACCTTCTCAAGTTCAATCGTGTTAGCTCTCATTGTAACCTTACGACCGTCTTGGGCGAGAACTGTTGCATCCCACACATAGTCAATGAAGCGACGAGCTTGCTCTGGCAATAGGATACCTCCAGCTGTACCTGTTGGGTTAACAGCGTTTGGACCTGATGTTACACCTGAAATTGCTGTAGGGATATTTCCTAGATAAGCACCAGCATGGTAGTTACCAGGAGTTCCTGCAGATGCAGATGTACCAGATGAGAATGAACCTTCACCGTTCAATGCTCCTGGAGGAGTATCTGAACCTGGATAGTTCTTCACAATCTCTGTATTAATTTGTTCCGACATATATTTCACCTCCTAGTGATTTTTGTTATTAGATTAATAGGTCGGTATTTTTGAGGAAACGACCGCCCCATAGGGATTTTTGAGTCATTACTGGCTCAAACTGCACGATCTCGCCAAGATCGCCAGACTTGCGGAAAGCTGTATCAGCCTCAACTGCATCTACACGCTTTCCAAACTCGTTAAAATTGTCCTTTACTGATGAAACATCTTTAGTTACTGCTGCAACTTCTGATGTAACGTTTGAAAGTGACTTTGTTAACTCAGCAACTTGATCATTAATAGATTTGATGGCTGCTGCTAGATCGCCAAAGGCATTAGTTAAAGAATCTTTTAGATCTGCGACAACTTCAGCGGTAGTGTCTACAGACTTCTTTACATCAACAATGTCTTGTGGTTCATCAGCTTCAGAATCATTCTTTGGGGATTCCCCTACATTTTCTTCTGCTGCTGCTACTGACTCATCAAGTGTTGGTGTTTCTTCTTCTGTTTGTGTCTCTGGAGCGACCTCAACATTATTTACAGGTTCTGCATCAGATGCGATTGCGATAACTTCTGTTTCAACCTTTACATCTTCTACAACAACGTTTGTATCTTCTGTCATTGGATTTGCCTCCTTTGTCATCTTAATTGTACTAATGCCTTTTGCACTATCAACTAAGAACTTTATCATATTTGGTTTTTCATTATCATTTTTTTCAACAAAGCCAATATTCTTCATTTCTTTTCCAGATACTGGACTTACTGCAGTATCATCTTCTGATACTGACACAATTCCATTTTCTGAATCCCAAAAAACGTTTTCAAGAACTACTTCTTCAACACCTTCTGAAATTTTTGCTTTACCACTTGACTTCTCAATAGACAAAATATTGGCAAATTGATTAGCTGGATTATCCACAAGTGAAAGCTCAAAAAGATCATATTCTTTAATAACACGAATACTCTTGTTCATTTCTTCATTAAATGCATCGTCCCAAGATTTGATGTCTCCACCAATTGAAAATCCTGTATATGTGCCATCAAGAACCTTTTCCCAAGTATCCTGAGCACCTTTTGATACATATGCAGAAACATAAACGCCATTATAAAATTTCTTTGTGTTTGGATCAAAATAACGATCTTCTTTAAATGAAAGCACTTTACCAATTGCGATTGGTTGATGCATTTCTCTTAAATTACCACGGAAATTTTTAAAAGCATTAATACTTGATTCCGTTGTTACAATATCATTTTGCTTGTCAATATTATCTAATGTAGCAAATCCAGAAACGATACGGCGTTCAACATCTACCTTACCAATAGGCATAGATAGACGAATGTTGTCACCAGAAGTATTCCAATGTGCTTTATTGATATTCATATCGTTACCATTATACCAAACATTTTAACGTCATTCTCAATTATTGAGATGATCGTCCACTGCCCTTTGGATTTCTACCAGCAACTGTAGCAGGTGAATCGGAAGCGTTGTTTGCCCTTTCTCCATCTCTTGCTCTATTTTTTTTATTATTTGCATTTGCATCTGCAGCTGCTCTAGCCGTTAATTGCAAAGGTGCATCTCCATGTGGAGCTTGTGGAAGATCCAAAATCTCACGAGCTTCATTAGGTAGCATAATTTGATTTTTAACATAGCGTTCAAGAATTTGAGATTGAGCTATTTCATCTGTAAGGGTAAGTTCATTAAATTTAAGTTGAATAATATCAGTATATTCTTTAATAATTTTACCAATAACCTTTTGAAGTTTATCTTGTGCTGGTCTAGCAACTTGTTCTTTAAATGTACGGTCTTGAGATAATGCTGCTGCAATACCTGAATCAATACCGCCAAGCTTAGAAATAGGAACTTGATGAGCAATCAAAATATCATCACGGTTTTGTTTGCGATATTCTTTAAATGATCCTTCTTGAACACCATTTTCAATTGGTTCCATATTAAATTCAACTTTAGTAGTATCAGTATCTCCTGGAAGAGGAATATACAAAGTTCTATGTGATTGAGATTTAAGACCTGTTTGCAAGAATCTAAACATTTTATCTTCAGCATCTGCTGATAATTTTGCACCTTTAAGAGTAATGATATATCTTGGTACTGCTTTATTTTCAAAATAATCAATATTATATTGTGTAGCAAGTTGATCACCCATCAAAGATGGCAGTGCAGCAATAATATCTGGAACACCATAAAAAGTATTCAATGGTGAATATTGTTTAAAATGAATTACTTCATTTGGACGTTTGTCATCAGTAAGTGGATTTTGATTTGTAGCACCAAAATTTCTAAAATAAACTAAACGTGGTCCAATAATTTGTACATACCCATCACGTAATCTACGAATACGCATAGTTGTTGACGGAATATGTCCAATATATCCAATTTCACCATTTACTTTTCGTGCTACTTCAAGATATCCATTTCCTGTTGCTTGAACATCAGTATATACCTTTTCCATAATAGCTGTAAAACTTTCATCAGTATTTAATCCTTCAAGCCAATCACGTGTTTCAATCTTTAATTTATCAATACGCTTACGTGCACGATTTAATGCGTCTTCATCTTTTGCATCTTCAAGTTTTAGTAGTACTTGATCTGAAACATCAAAATGATATCCCAAACCAACTACGTTTTCAACTTTAGCATCAATAGCAGCATGATTAGCAAAATTTGTATCGTAAAAATTTGCAAGTTCGTAAAGATTGTATGGTGGTGTAATTACATCAAATAGTCCATAACCATTTCTATAAACTGTTCCAGGATTAATAACTTTGGAACCAGCACCGTCTCCAGATTGATTTGCTCTTGCAGAATCAAGATATGCCTCTGTTGGTTCAACTGATCTTGTCATTACCGCAGAACTATATGTATCTACAGCTTTACCAATATTTCTATTTGTTCTGCGTTTAAAATTAGTATCTAGTCCAGCAAGATCTTTTAGCATTGACCAATCATTATTAAATGGATCATTTTTTGCAAAAATATTTTCTTTTGTTTCTTCTGTATTTAATGAAGCAGATACAAAAATTTGTTCATCATCATTATGCATCAAATACCTCCTTACCGTATTTGTCAACTGTATCTTGAGCAGCTTTCCAAGCACCCAAATCATTCATTGAAGGAATAAGGCCTTGAAGGAATCTGTCTTTTTGTTCTGAATGTTCTTCTTCAGTAATTCTTGTAAGGCCAGGGACAAATACACATTCTCCGTCACCCTCATCACCATAATATACGGCTGCTTCTTTTAATTTTTTAATTTTTTCCAAATCTCCACGCATGGATTCAATATTTAAAACAGATCCTTCG